CCTGCCGCTCCTATACCACCAGTTAATTTTTTAAAACCTGATTCAGCACCTATAGTAGCTTCGTCTGTTTCTTTAACACCTGTTTTTAATTCATCTACTTGTGATATTGCTTTTTCTGCATCTACTTCTATTTTTACTTTTTTTACCTGCATATTATCCTGATTAATTGTTTAAACATTCTTCTGAAACTTGTGTGGTATTCTTCTATACCATAAGCAAAATCTAACTCTTTATCAGTATATTCTACTAGCTGTATGTGGTCTATAGTAGGTATTACTAATTTTGCCATTGATTCTATATACTTTTTTAATTCCATAACATATCGTCTCCATTTTGAAATAAAATTTGATCTCCATTTTGGAACAACGCATTGTTTCCTGCGGCAGGGTCAAATTCTGTATTCATATTAAAAATTCTATTAACACTTATATCTGCTTTTAGATTCCATAATCTTTTAGTATCTGTTTGGCTATCTGCTAAACCAAATGTTAATACATTTTGTCCGTCAGCATTTGCCTGTACTTGTATACTCATTGTGCAACTAGCTGCTATACCTGATTCAGTAATACTAAACTCTTGATTACCCCCTGCCGTACCTACTCTTAATACACTTCCTTTAGTTATTCTAAAACCTGCATAATAAGCTACTGCTTCTGTTCTTCCTAATGGGTATGTTGCACTTGTTCCACCTACTACAGTCACTAAAGTATTTACTCTAACAAGTAGATTTACATTATCAGGAATCAATAAAGGTTTGCCGTATGGGTCTCCTTGAGGATAAGCATATCCTGTACTATTTCCTACTGTGTAACCACTTAAGGTTATTCTATGATTCTCTCCAGAAGATTGTGGTGTCTTTCTATTTTTACTTTTGTATTTTATAATAATATCATCTCCATAAGTAGGCAATAGATTCTGACTGTATTTAGTGTTATTTACACCTCTAATTAATGGTCTATTTCTACCACCTAATTTATCATATATAAGACTTTTAAGCTGTCCTTGACTCATTATGCTAGTAGATGATAAGATACTTTTTATTCTTAATGGTAAACTACTTGCGTTAGCTATACAAGGATATAAGCCATTAGATGCCTGTGATGTATAATTCCAAGCAACTATTCCGCCATTACAAGTACAACATTCAGGAGATGTATAAACACTAGCAGGAAGTGATGGTGTGCATCCAGGATTATCATCAGGACACCATAAATAATAATAGTTTTCTAATAAATTACTATTCCCTAAAGTCCCTAAAACATAGTCACAACCATTACAATTAGACCTAGTGTCTAAAGATTTTATTAATGTAACCTTTGTAGATGCTTTAGCACCTACTTGATAATTCTGTATTTTTAGTATTCTCCAATATGTATCTTTTATAAAGATTTCATCAGCAAAACTAAAATCAAATATATCTACCTCATTAAGATTTAAATAACATTCCATTATTCTAGCTTCAGAACTATATATATTATCTAGGTATGGTTTCCACCACTCGCCATATAATGTTTTATTAAACCAATTTCCTATATATCCTTGATAATTAAATACCTGTAAATTTCCTACTATTGGTGGTGTAGCGTTCCAATATAAAGAACGATTGTCTTCTGAAAGTGTATAAACATTACTGCTAGGTGTTATATCAAAAGGTGTACAAACAGGGTAGGTGTTAAATGTATATGTTGTAATTGCAGTTGCCGAAGCTCTGTGCATATAATAATTTACCTGAGAACCTGCTGTATTTAAAGTATTAGTAGACGTTCCATTATACCAATATAGTTTTGGTTTTGTTTTTTTAATTTTATTTTCAAAGACACCATCGTTATTTTCATAGCTATATTCATACTGTACTGCCATATTAGGAAGTAGTGTTCCAAACTGCTCGTCATCAGTAACAAATACTTGACTATTTATATAAGGAGAAAATATAGATTCATTCTTTAATTCTCCTGTTGCGAACTCATTATTAAATTCATTTATTTTAAGATGTCCAAATACATTTACTTCAGGATATCTTTCTTTAAATGATTTATTATATAAATCTTCATCTTCTTGGTCTGTAAGGTGTATTGTTTTTTTCTGTAATTCTGTAGTGTCTTTTACTACTATTTCTTTAGATGTATCTAATTTATCTGTCCATTGTTTTATCTCTCCACTTGCTATAAAGTCATCATACGGTTCTATAATTAAGTTAGTATCATCATTAGGGTCTGTTAATATAATTAGATTAAATCTTTGAATGATGTCTTTAAGAAAAGCTCTTTGTGTAATATCAGCATCTATACAGGCAGGAACATCTACAGTAGCACCAAATACATTTGTGCTGTATCCTACCCAATCTATCCTTATAGTATTGTAAAAAGTTCCACAATTTAAAGCGTCTGAAGTAGCAAAGCCAAAAGTAAAAGTGCTACCTGAACCTGCATTATCTTGTTGCAGTTGATTTACTTCTACTATTATTTGTGCAGATTTACCTGGTGGCATTTCCTCTAAAGATAAAGAGTGAGTTACTG